GTTAGGGGTGAGGTGATGAGTAAGTCTCATCGTCGCATATGCGATCCACGACTAAACGAGGAGTACATATGGCACGTAAACCCAAAGACATCGCCCCATTAACGCGATCCGTGGTATCCTCAGGGACACTCACTGATAATCGTGGTAATGCGGTGACTTCAACAACTTCCGCTACTGTGGAACGGGATTACCGTCCCTTCTATCCGTACGGATCTATTGTTAGTCTTGGGTCTCGATTGTGGAGGAAGCCGACGGCTTACTATCATGCTAGTCGTAAAGTTGAGCTTAATGGTGATGCCTTTATCAAACAAGGTACCACTCAAGCCTCAGCTTGGACGAACTTGATAATAAATCCCGACGCTGATTCTATGATCAGTTCTTCCTCTTACGGGGGTTATCCTCTTAGCACGTCTTCGACTGCTATTACGGAAACCTCCCTGAGGAACCGTGCTGAAGTAAAGGCCCTCTCTTCAATCTCCGAGCAAAAAGCCGGAGTCGGAGAGGACCTAGCCACGTTCTCCCAGGTCATCGAGATGTTTCACTCCAAAGCGAGTGCTCTCGAAGCCGCACTGCGGTTCTTCAAAGAGGACTATAGGATGCATCGGTTTCGCCATATAACTCAACGCTTTTTGCGTAAAGGTTATAAAACGTTTCCGAAGGATCTTTCTGAACTCTTTCTTGAATACGTGTACGGATGGAAACCTTTGGTTTCTGACCTGTATGGGACAATTGAGCTGTTACGAGAATACAGTAAAGGTGTCAAACCCATTATCCTTCACGGACATGGGCAGGCCACCGATACCAAGTCTCGTGCCTGGGCCAAGGGTAAACCCGGTTGGGTTCCCACTGGCCATTGGGCTGAGTTCACGACATCGGAACAATCTAGGGTTCGAGTTGACCTTTACGGTCAAGTTGATCCTAGTCTTGTTGCCTTTCGTGTTCTCAACCAGCTCGGGCTTATCAATCCAGTTTCCCTTGCATGGGAGCTCATACCTTGGTCGTTTGTTGTCGACTGGTTCGTACCAATCGGCCCGGTATTGCAAGCTTTCACTGCTCCAATTGGATTGCAACTCGTTTCAGGTACCATTGCTCAACGCATCAGCCGTACCCACGTGGGTACGGTTCATGCCATAGCTGGTGGTAATTCCACTATCTATGAAGAGCGTGTTTGTGATGTTCGAGCGTATGATGAGACTTACACGAGAGTTCCTTACTCTTCGTGGCCTCGTCCAAGCTTTTACATCGACCTGAACCCCCTGAGAGGCGACAGATCGCTCAAGGCTACTGCCCTGGCGATCGCCAACCTTAAAGGGGGATAAGTCTCGGCCAACTTAGTTGGTCGCTGGTGATTCGTTATCACCACACTACGACAGACTACTGTCATCCTCCAACTATAATATAGGAGAATAACGATGTCCGCTCGCGGTAATATCGTAATCAACGACCGTGCAACGACTCCGGTCGCGCATACCTACACCCCTGATGGTGACGATAAGAATCGTGTGCATCTTTATTCCGAGAAGGGATCCGTCCCTGCTGGGAATGCACGCTTTTCTACTAGTCTCAATCAGTCCGGTGGTAGGTACCGCGGCCGGCTCAAGCTGGCAATTCCGGTTGTTCAGACACAGACCATTAATGGCGTGTCGTCTCCCGTTGTTGTCCGTACGGGCTACGTAGAAGTCACGACGAGTTTCGACTCGTTGTCGTCGACTCAGGAGCGGGCAGATGCTATTGGTCTTATGACTAATTCGCTTGCTGCTTCGCAGACCCAAGTCAACGACTTGCTCGTGAATCTCAGCGACACTTACTAAGTTCGCTGAGCTCTTAACCTATAAATCTAAGGATTTGATATGGATAAGAGACTTCTTACGCACTTTGCTCTTGCTTTTATCACGGCTTCTACAGCCGTGCTACTCAGCATCGCGCAAAGTACCTGTTCGGTCATCCATAAGGAGACAGGTGATGAAAATCACACCTTTGAACAAGAAGCGGAAGAGTACTTCGAAATTTAAAGACTCGAATACTCCCATTCCGCAGTCGGTCCAAGAATGGATTCCATTAATTGGAAACATTCTTCTTGACGGTGAGTTTGCTTCAACTTATCTGCAATCTGAGTTTCTATCGAAGTTTAACGATATGAAACCTGGTAGTGCTGATTTTCGTCGCTCTGCTGCTATAGCAAAGTGGCGATCCGTTGAAAGCAAAAATGAGGCTTTTTCTGTCTCATTCAAATCACTCGATAAGGATTTTAATATCCTTCCTCGAGTGACATTGCATCATTTTGTCAAGTTTGCCAGACGTTTGATATCTGAAGTCCTCGGTCCTTTGAACGACTCCGTCGTTCTCGGGAATTTCTCCGGGGGTTCCAGTACCAGTCGTTCTCGACGTACCAGTGAAAAATCTGGTAAATTCGTTGGCATGGCCGACATAACTGAGGCAGCATCGCCCTACGTGGATGTGATCCATCGCGAGGCTCCGTTGCTGCGGCAGTACGGTTGCTTCTACGACCTTAGAGTTGTCGATTCAGCCGTCCTGTTTACCGTTCCTAAAAACGCTGATATTGATAGATGCGCTTGTAAAGAGCCCGATATCAATATGTTTCTCCAGAAGGGGGTTGGTCGTCATATAAGACGGCGTCTCCTTCGCTTCGGACAGAATCTGAATGATCAGAGCGTTAACAGAAACCTAGCTCGGTTGGGATCACTAAACGGTGATCTTGCCACGCTAGATTTGTCTTCTGCCTCTGATACAGTCACTTCTGTCGTTGTTGAAGCTCTACTTCCCCGTGAATGGTACTTATATCTTGACGATATACGTAGTCACAACGTGAATGTAGATGGCGAAACAATCAGAACCTGGATGTTCTCTTCTATGGGAAATGGTTTCACATTTGAGCTCGAAAGTTTAATCTTTTGGGCCCTTATGAAATCTGTCTCCTACTTTAGAGGTTATCCGGGAGTCGTTTCCGTTTACGGTGATGATATCATCGTGCCTTCTGAAGGCGGCGATGAGTATATTTGGGTACTGAAGCAATTCGGATTTTACCCGAACGAAAAGAAATCCTTTTACAGCGGACCTTTCCGGGAAAGTTGTGGAGGACATTATCACCTTGGCGAAGACGTCACACCCTTTTACTTGAGGAAACCTCCGAAGAAGTTGACTGACCTGATTAGGGTCTGTAATCAACTCCGCAGATGGGCTTTTGCCGATCCTGCTAGGAGGTACACGTCAGAAGTAATTTTCCCTCTTTGGGTACAATTATCTTCTTACGTTCCAAAACAGCTTTGGGGTGGTCACAACTACGACCTCGATACCCAACTCGTTTCACCCCATATTTCGCATTCGAGACTCGTAAGAGTCTCTAATAAGAAAATTGTCAGTGAAACAGGACGGTATTGTAGTTGGCATTGTGATAACTGGAAGAACTCGCGCGAAACCGAAGAGGTTTTCGCTCCTGTTCTCACTTCTGAGAAGTGCAGGATTAAGCGAGTTCCAGGTACACATAGTCGTGTCGAAGAGTTCTACGAAGAACTCTTTCCAACAACTATTCCTGTGTAGTACACAGGGGGTTATTGCGTATTTTGTGCGCCACTTATTCCGCATTCCTAGAGGAATAAGATCGGCGCACAAGCGTGCCGTTAGGCACGCCGCTTTTGCGTTTACGTAATATTTCTTGGGCGGCTTGCCTTGCTGCCCAAGACCCCTTGCCTTGCTG